GCAAGGGAACGACGGACATGGTGAAGAAGGCCAAGACCTATGGCCTCGCCATCTGGAAGCCATTTTCACCGAAAAGCAAGCCGCCCTTTGACGGGTTCACACTTGGAGAAAGCCATGTCAGCCGATACGCTACCTAGCCACTATATCAAAATTCACGACCACGGCTTCGTTGGCCTCGTGGACCACATGGGCAGCGACGGCGCCATTGTCGAAGCCGCCCGCGTTTCCTACCAGAAGGGCACCGTAGCGACGCGTGAGGACCGCGCCTTGATCCGCTATCTGATGCGGCACCGACACACCTCCCCATTTGAGATGGCGGTTATTAAAATACATGTCCGCGCCCCGATCTTCGTCATCCGTCAATGGATACGACACCGGACTGCGGCTGTTAATGAGGAATCTGGCCGATATAGCGAAATCCGCGAAGAGTTCTTCAGCCCCGCCCTTGGCGACATTGGGCCGCAAAGCCGGGACAACAAGCAGGGGCGAACCGGCGGATACACTGTGAAGCAACAGGCGGCGGTGCAGGAAATCATCGAAGCCAATAACGACTTCGCCTATGGGCAGTATCGCGGCCTCTTGGCGCAAGACCTTGCCCGCGAATTGGCCCGAGTCGTTCTCCCCCTGACAGCCTATTCGTCGTTCTATTGGAAGATCGACCTTCACAATCTTTTTCACTTCCTGGCGCTGCGGACGGACTCTCACGCGCAAAAGGAAATCCGCGACTACGCCGACGCCATCCTTGAAATCATCGAGCCTCTGTTCCCCTACTCCGTAGAGGCGTGGCGCGATTACGTCCAAGAGGCGGTTACGCTGTCCCGTATGGACCTTGACCTACTGAGGTCCATGCTGAGCCTGAGCAACGCCAAACTGAAGTGGATTGACATGGTGGAAGGCCACCGAGGAGAGAAGGTCTTGGCGGAGAAGTTTGGTATGAGCGGACGCGAGTTGCGCGACTTCGTGAATCTCTTTGACCTGCCTTCGTTCTAGAAGCCACCCCGCATCTTCGCCATCCCTGAGCCAATATTTCTCTTGTTAATCGGCATCAGGTTCATGACGGCATAGCCAAGTGCGTCAGGCAAGTGGGTATATTTGCTCTGTGCGGACTTGGCTATGGCGCCGTTATCGTCAAAGCCAAGGCTCTCCAAGGACGTAATCAGTTCCTTGCACCGAGGATGAATGAACAAGCGGCTTTTGCCTGAAGCCGACAGAAAGGCGCCATTGACGGTGTTCACTCGATCATTCACGGCGGGGTTACGACGAGGCATGACAAGGCGAAAACCCATGCCGCGCAGCACGCTGTGGTTGGTATTACCGCCCGCTGAGGTATGCTGCTGATTGCCCGAGGCGTCAGGGTAGATGATAATGTTTCTACCTTTGAAGCGTTCGGATAAAATGTCTGCATAGCGTTGAATGGTGGCGTTGGGCAACAATATTTCGTCCACGGCGCAGAAGCACTCGTCGCCTTCCGCGTCCAAGAACTTCACCATCAGCACGCCCGACATGGGAAAGCGGTTGAAGTCCAGGCCAAGATGCAAATTGCATTTGCCGTCATCGTCAATGTGCGAGACGACATGAGTGCTGCGCTGGAATGGCTGGTAAACCTTGCCGGTAGGCGACTCAAACGACGCCTCAAACTCCGTCCTGAACACGAACGGGTTCATCGTGCGCTTGGCTTCTTCGATTTCCGATTGCGGCACGATGCCCGCGTTCAGCGTCGTAATCGTGTAACTAAACCAGTTTTTCTTGCCAGGGTCCAGGCCATCACAGTAGGCCTCGTAGAACCACTTGCTACCGGCGCTGACCTTCGGAGTTCCAAGGAACAAGGCGTCGCCCTGTTGGTCCGCCAAGGCAGGGCGAACGATCTTGGTCCACATTTCCTCCGTAATGTCCGCCGCTTCGTCAAAAATGGCAAACGATATGGACAGGCCGCGAAGGCGGTCAGGCACCTCAGCACCGAACAGCCTAATCATGGTGCCGGTAGACTTCAGCACCAACGACATATCAGTTCGGTTGATTTCGCTAATCATCTCAGGCGGGATGGAGTCTAGCAACTCCCGCCACATGATTTGCTTGGCCATCTTCAACGTCGGGGCGATGTAGACCACCAAGCCTTTTTCAACCGAATTGGCAGCCCGATACAGTTCATGCTTGGAGAGGAATGACTTGCCGCTTCGCCGTCCCGCCACAACCACACGGTAGCGGCTAGGGTGAAGATAGACATGCGCCTGCCACGGCAGCAAGCCCAAGTTCTTGATCGCCCGTTGCTCCTGAATCGGATCGGGCTTCCAAGTCAGTTTATCCAAGGTCATGCAACGCCTGCTTCATCCTCTTCCTTTGAGCCGACTTCCTCCGCATCCAAAACCGCCCGCTTTTTCACGATCATCGGCTTGATATCTTCCTTCGGCTTCATGAGGCGGCGCAGATCATGGACGTTACGTTCTTCCTCGTTGGCCTTGGCGACTGCTGTAACCAACTGCCCGATGGACTTGGTAAGGCGGTTGATTTCCACGCGCACACGGTTAGGATCGGTGCGCTCCTCCGCTTCGGCTTCTAGATATTCAATTTCATTTTCAATCAAATTGGAGAGACGATTGATGATAGTATCGAGACGCTTGGACCGTTTGCGCGTTGTGGTAAGGCGTTCGGCAATTTGGGCGGCGGAGGACAAAACCACTTGATCTTCCGTGGCCTTGTTGCCGCGCAGCATGGACAGCGTTTCGGCAGACGGCTTGCCATCTTCCCCCATACCCATGACCATCATGGCGCGGGCCGCATCGGCAACACGTGGTTCTAAATTTCGCGTCCAATTGTAACGCCTGACACGATTGGCGATGGCTTGTGAGGTAATACCTTTTGCTTCCGGCAGCCGAGCAATATCGCTCAAGGACCAACCAATACGGTAGTAATGCTCAAGAACATCCCACCTTGCGCCAGACTTCCACTTGCGCGGCTTGGCCTTTGGCTTGACCTTCACATCGGGACGGATTGGCGTTATATTATCCGTCTTATCGCTTGACATGATAGGAAAATCCCCGGAAATCGTTTCAAGATTTTGTTTATCATCTGCACCACTTGTTAAAGTCAAGTCGGTGGATTGACTTTTATGCCGTGTGGCCGCTAACCACTTTGCGAAATTATTTTTGGATTTCAGCACATGCCCGTCACCGACCTTGCTTCCGAGTATGACGAAAACCAAGACGATTGGAAGATGATCCGGGACGTGCTGAAGGGTGCTAAGGCGATCCGTGAAGGCGGGACGCGCTATCTCCCCCAGCTTTCCGGCATGTCTTGGGGTGAGTATGAAGCATATAAGAAGCGCGCTCAATTCTTTAACGCTTCCGCCCGCACCTTGAATGGCCTTGTCGGAATGATTTTCCGCAAGGAGCCTGAAATTATCTTGGGTGATGCTGAAAGCCTTCGCCCACAACTAGAGACCTGCACCGTAGACAACCAGCCATTTACCGTTTTCGCCCGCGCCATTGTCCGTGAGATTCTGAGCATGGGCCGGGTTGGCGCTCTCGTTGACGCTCCGACCAATGGTGGGCAGCCCTACTTCACAACCTATACAGCAGAAAGTATCACAAACTGGCGTAATGTTCGCAATGACGCTGGGAAGATCATCGCCAATCAAATCGTTCTGAAGGAAGTCTTTCTCGTTGATAGCGATACGGGGTTTGGTTCCGAGGAAGTCACCGTCTACCGTGAACTTTTCCTGACCGATAGTAACTCGTATGCACAGCGGCTTTGGATGCCTGTCAAGAACCGCAACAACACGGTGGGTTATCAGCCCTCCGATATTGTGGTGCCAGTTATCTCGGGTGCCGGAGCCTTCTACGGTGAAATGCCTTTCATCTGCTTCGGCCCGATGAAAACAGGCATGGCGGTGCAGCGTTCTCCGATCCTCGATATTGCGGAATTGAATGTCCTTCATTTCCAACGCAGCGCCCAATTGGCGCACGGTCAGTTCTACACAGCCACGCCAACTTATTGGGCCATCCCTCCCAATACGGGTGACATTCCCGAGTATCAGGTTGGCCCCAACACCGTTTGGCTTGTAGACCAACCCAACTCTTGCGGTATCCTGGAGTATCGTGGCGAAGGGCTGCGCTACCTCGAATCCGCCTGCTCGCAACTTGAAAACCAGATGGCGGGACTTGGCGCCCGTCTTGTGGCCGACCGCAAGAACACCGCAGGCGAATCATCGCAAGTTGCGGAAATGCGAAGCAAGGGCGAATCTTCGCTGCTTTACGAGATTGTTGATAGTGCCGAGAATGGCCTGACAGACCTTTTGAAGATTTGGGTTCGTTGGAATGGCCGCAATCCGCGCAACGTCGAAGTGAAGTTGAACCGCGATTTCGTTGACGCAGCGATGGAATACCGGACTTGGCTCCAGCTTGACCGCGCCCACGCCCAAGGCAACATTGACGATGAGACCTACTACCGCACGCTCTTTGAAGGTGAGATGCTTCCTGCGTCCTACACCCACCAAGACGTGAAGAATCTTATTGACAACGCCCCCGCGAATAGGGCCAATGCCGCAGCCGAGGCTACTCCGTAATTCCACGATTAGGGTCAAAAAACTTTTATGTCTCAAAATATGATGAAGTTGGTTAACCCCGAACTTCGTTTCTTGCCTATGAACATCGAATACGCTTCGACCCTTGGTTTGCCGTTCATGCAGAAAGATGCCCTCGCCAATGAAAAAGGCGTGGTCATCTGCGGCACGGCGCCTTCGCTCGTAAAGGGGTCTTCGCTGCGAGAAATCAGGCGCCTCAAGTCAGTGGGCTACAAAATTGTCGCCGTTAAGCAGGCGATCCGCATCCTTCCTGAGTATGATATCGTTCCTGATTTCTCCGTAGCCATGGACCCAGGCGAAAGACAAATCAAGAAAACGCCTCTCGACCTAAGAGTGACGTATTTTGTCGCTTCTTCGTGCCACCCGAAAATGTTCGACTATCTCATGAAAGGCGGGGCCAATGTGGTCGTTTTCCATTCTGCTTGCGGTGCTACGTCTGGAAATCTCAGCGAAATGGATATCTATGAAAAGTTTTTTCCAGAGAATTGCGGCTACGAAAGCATAGCGAGCGGCGGCTTTACGGTCGTAAACCGCGCCATTGCCGTTTGCGAGTGGATGGGCGCCAAGCGTATTTACATCGCAGGCGCACCGTTTGGTTGGCGTGAGAGCGAAGATTACTACGCCCCAACTGTCACGGAACCTGCGAGCAACGCCACAGGCCCGACACTGGACGACAAGGCGCGAGTAGACGGCAAGCTCTGGTATACAAAGGCAGACTTGCTGCCAAGCGCCGTATCGGTTGCTCGCAAGGCGAAGGCAAATCCGAATCGGTTTTTCTTTATTGGCGACAGCCTCGCCGCTTCCCTCTCCAAGAAATCAGATGAGTTCTTGGAGAGAGTTGTTCCGCGCTAGGACCTCTTCTTGGCCCGTTGTGCTTGGGCGATGTTATCCA